CAGCGACAGGTGCAGAAACAATTAAAGCAACATCAACTTATACAGTTACCGGTGTAGGTGCTGATTCTGGAACTATTGTTTTTAACAGTAGTAATGTTCCAGTAAGTGGTGAAACTGTTGTAGTTAGACGAAATGTCCCGCAAACTCAAGCAATAGATTATATTGCTAATGATCCATTCCCTGCGGAGACACACGAAGAGGGTCTGGATCGTGCTACTATGGTTGCACAACAAGTATCTAATGATGCAGACAGATCAATAAAAATTTCAAAAACAAATACAATAGGTTCTACAGAATTTACTGTAGGTGCAACAGATAGAGCAAACAAAGTTTTATCTTTTAATGCAAGTGGTGAACTTGCAGTTGCACAAGAACTGGGTACTTTTAAAGGATCAAGTGCTACTACAACTACAGCAGCTTATGTTGTAAGAGATATTGTTAAAGCAACAACAACTGCTCAACTAAATAATATTTACATTTGTATTCAAGCATCACCTATTGGTACTGCTTTAACTAATACAGCTTATTGGACTTTAATTGTAGACGCAGTAAGTGCAGCATCATCTGCATCAACAGCATCAACTAAAGCTGGTGAAGCCGCAGCTAGTGCATCAACAGCATCAACTAAAGCTGGTGAAGCATCAACTTCTGCTACAGCTGCTGCAAATTCTTTTGATAGTTTTGATGACAGGTATCTTGGAGCAAAATCTTCAGACCCATCAGTAGACAATGATGGTAACGCATTAATTACAGGAGCATTATATTTTGATTCTTCAGCTAATGCTATGAAAGTATATACTGGTTCTGCATGGCAAACTGTTACAGTTAGTGCATCTAACCAAACTAATATTAATACAGTAGCAGGAATTTCATCAGATGTAACTGCAGTTGCTAATGACGCAACTGATATAGGTGCAGTAGCAGGTAAAGCAACAGAAATTGGTAGATTAGGTACTTCAGATGCAGTAGCAGATATGGCTATTTTAGCAACAAACGCAATAGTTGCTGATATGGCTATTCTAGGTACTACAGATGTAGTAAATGATATGAATGTTTTGGGTAGCTCTGCAACAGTAACTGCTATGAATTTATTGGGTACTTCAGCAGTTGTAACTGATATGGGAATATTAGGTACTGCAGACGTAGTTAGTGATATGAATGTTTTAGGAAGTTCAGCAACAGTAACAGCTATGAATTTACTAGGTACTTCAGCGGTAGTAGAGGATATGGGTATTCTTGGAACAGCAGCCATAGTTGAAGATATGGGTATTCTTGCAACATCTGCAAATGTAACTGCAATGGGTTTACTTGGTACAAGTGCAGTTGTTACAGATTTAGGAATTTTAGGAACAGCAGATGTAGTATCAGATATGAACACACTAGCTACTTCAGATGTAGTAGCGGATATGAATTTACTAGGTACATCAGCAAATGTTACTGCAATGAATTTATTAGGTACTTCAGCAAATGTTACAAATATGGACACTTGTTCTGATAACCTTTCCGGTATTAATAGTTTTGCGGCAAGATATAGAATAGTATCATCTGATCCATCATCTGATTTAGATGAAGGAGATTTAGCTTACAATACAAATGCAAATGCTCTTAAATATTATAATGGTAGTGCTTGGGTTGCTATTGTTTCTGGTGGTATTACATCTGTTGCTCAAGATAATTCTCCTCAACTTGGTGGAAATTTAGACGTTGTAACTCATTCTATAGTATCTACATCAAATAGAAATATTGCAATTACTCCTAATGGTTCTGGTAAAGTTGTTATTGATGGATTAAGTCATCCAGTTGCAGATGGATCAAATGGTCAAGCATTAGTTACAAATGGTTCTGGTGTTTTAAGTTTTGCTACAGCTTCTTCAGCTGAAGTTTATGGTTTTGAAAAATATTATAATCCATCTACTTTAGTTAAAACAGTAACAGTAGTTTCAGTTGGTGGTGCAAATAAATATTTTATAGATGGTGTTCAACAGGATACTTTAGATTTATACGAAGGTAATACTTATATATTTAATTATCCTTCTGCTCATCCTTTTAAATTCTCAACTACTTCAAATGGATCACACGCTGGTGGATCAGAATATACAACTGGTGTAACTCACAATAGTTCATCACAAGTAACAATAGTAGTAGCAGCTAATGCTCCTACGCTTTATTATTATTGTAGTAGTCATAGTGCAATGGGTGGAACTGCAAATACACCAACTCCGGGTTTAAATGATATGAGATATATTACGACCAATAAAGGTGCAGACAACATTACCGAAAGTCAATATGCCAACTTTGATGATGTTTTATTTAGTGCTAGTGGCTTTGTTTTTAGCATTAATACAAATGGCAATTTAATATCAACAATTTAATTGCAAAATTATTTAAAATAATATAACAAGGAGAGAATATGGCAACAATTAATTTAGGCTCAATAAAATTTAACTGGAAAGGTGCTTACAATGGAAGCACAGCTTACGCAGTAGATGATGTAGTGTCATCTGGTGGTAACAGTTATGTTTGTATTCAAGCATCAACTGGAAACGCAGTAGGAAACGCAACAGCTTACTGGAATATTATGAGTTCAGCTGGTGCAGCTGGTGCAGAGGGTGGAACAACAACTTTAACAACTAGAGGAGATTTGCTTACTAGAGGAGCATCTGCTGTAGCAAGATTAGCCAAAGGTACTGAAGGTCAAGTATTAGGACAAGGAGCAAATGATCCAGCTTGGGTTAATGGTTCTGCAAAAACTTTAACAACACAAGGCGATATACTTTATAGAGATGGAAGTGGATTACAAAGATTAGCTAAAGGTACTGCTGGTCAAGTTCTTCAAATGAACTCTGCTGCTAATGCTCCAGAATACGCAACAGCTTCTAGTGGTGGACTTGAAATGGCAGACCAATGGAGATTGGAAGCTGATATTACATCTAATACTTCTCCAATAACTTCTAATTTTGGAAGAATTGGTACTGCTTATGGTTCGGGAACTTTAGGAAGTGCTATGACAGAATCTTCTGGTGTTTTTACTTTTCCTTCAACTGGAATTTACCATGTAACTTTTGCTGCTAAAATATTTTCAGCAGATAACGATAGTGTGACTATTACTATACAAGGTTCAGTTAATAATTTTACTAGTTCTGATGATATAGCTATGGGTTACGCAAATTTTGAAGGAAATAGTACATCTTATACAAATACATTATTTGATTGTCAAAATACTTCAACACACAAAGTTAGATTTACTCTTGGTAGTATAAATAGTGGTTCTTCTCTTAGAGGTGGATCTGGCGTAAATACTTCATACATAACATTTTTAAAATTAGGAGCAACATAAAATGGATAGAGATTACTTACAAGAAGCATTACAAACTTTTAATGGTGGAGATTGGTATGGTTGGAAAAAAGAAGATAGTGATGGAACTAAAATTCCTAACGACCAACGTATGCAATATCAACACATTAAAATTATTAAAGATAGTGCAACAATACCTAGCGAAGCTGATGTTAATGCAAAAATACAAGAAATAAAAGATGCTGATACAGCTAAAGCAAATGCTAAAATAAGTGGTAACACTAAACTATTAGGTTTAGGTTTGTCGCAAGCAGAAGCAACAGCACTTACTGGTTACACACCAAAGTAATACTTAAATGGCTAGAAAATCTAATTCCAATTTAGAAGATCATAATGGAATTAGATTAACATCACACGAAAAAGTTTGTGCTGAAAGAATGTCACAATTAGTTAAATCAATAGATGAAATGAAAAAAGAAATAAAAGAATTAAGAAGCGATATGTCTAAAGGTAAAGGTGCTATCAATCTTTTAATTATTATTGGTGGTATTGTGGGTGCTTTAGTTGGTTTCTTCAATATGGATGGCTAATAGAAAGACAAATATAGCTGGTTTAACACAAGAATTGAGAGTACAGTTACGTTTAGCTGACAATCCCAACATGATTGTATTCACACCTTTAGGTGGTAATGGTCCAGTAGATATAGTAACATTAGACCTTACAACTGGAGAATATCAAGGGTATGATGTTAAGTCTAAAAATTATAGAAAAAGAGATTACATAGCAAGTGATG